ATAAGCGTATGCCAACACTATGGCTGTGTGCTTGTGGGGATTCCATACCTTACTCCATACTGACAGACTGTCATTGATGCTGTCTCTGGGTTCACACACTATGATGCTGTCGCGGAACTGTCGCACATAAGGACATATGGGCAAACCCCCTAACTCTCGCTTGGGAGTTTGAAGTTTGACATCAATGTAGTCCCACACCTTGGCTTCAAGCGGTGTTGGTGCTAATGGGTTTCTTGGCTGTGACATAGTTGGTTAGTTCGCGATGTGCTTCAGCCATATTCTGTTGGTTTTTAAGCACACTCTGTAGTGTTTGATGATTGGTGTTAATGGCACGAATAAGTTCACTGTTAGTCTTCTCTAGATGTTGAATCCTTTCAGTGAGTTCCATTAGCAAATCATACGGGTCTATTGAGTTCATCCTCATAGCCATTGCCACAGTATGGTTGATATGGTGAGTGCTAGTGAGCACCATATGAAGGCTGATAAAGCACCGTTAAGTAGAGTGATTGTGGTGTTCCACTTGCGGGCTAACTTAATGCCTTCTTCATAGTCTGTGTTTAATTTCATCTGGTATCTCCCATTCATCCACGCCTTTGCGAGGCTTTTTCATAAGTTCAACAGCCTTTGAAAGGTGCTGTTGTCTTGTGACAATTATGGTATTGGTGGGTGTCCATCCCAACGCCTTGTCTCGTCTGCTCATACACAGGGCTTCAACAGCCTTGCCACGCTGTTCAAACTGTTCACCCCATATAGCCTTAAAATCTTCAAATGTGAGTGTGTACGGTTCCCCTCGGTGTTTGGCTTGGGCACGGTGGCGAGCATAACACAATCTCTGGGTGCTTTCTAATTGGCTTGAATAATTCAGTATGCCTTTGGGTCTTGTCATTACTATAACTCCTTTTATATATTTATGCTTAAGGTTATTTAGGGTGGTGATTATGGTATCTAGAGAATGAGATGGCGTTAAATTCTTGCCCCTTAACAGTGGTAAAACCTCTATATAACAAGGGTGAAAAGTAGTGCCAAACCCACGCCAATTACCACCGCTAGAATGCCCAAAACTGTAAGCCATTCCTGTTGTTTGGGTGTCAATATACTGCTATCCCAAGGAACAATGCCACCGTATAGAATCTTGTGCGTGGATTTATTATGCGGTATTCACCCGCTTCTGGGTTATTCCAATCATCACACAAGTCAAACAAACCCTTGCTGAGTGCGTGTTCAAACTGTTCATCGGTTAGTGTTAGCCACGCTGTTTTACTGGCTGTGTAATTGCTCTCTTGAGACTCCATCCATTTTCCAATCTAGTTCGTAGTGTTGCGTTTCTTATGCCATTTGCTTTGGCTATAATTTTGTATTTGTTGGCAGGATCCTTGTGCCATCTATTGTGTGCGGTAAAGTCTCTGTAAGTTTTGGTTGCTGTGTTTTTGGGTGTCCATCCTTTGAAACAGTTCAGTCTATATATGAACAATTCATTGGTGTCCAAATCACCTATGTCAGTCACAAAGTTGATGAATCCATCTTCACCTGACACCTGTCTATTCCATTTGTCGCATATCACCACATCTTCATAACAAGGGAACAAGTCGTATCTCTCACAACGCCAATTCATACGATGCCATATTCGCCAAGTTCGCGGTAGTTGTTTTCTCAATTCCGTATACATATCAATACCTCTTTGTTATAGTAGTATTTATCAAGATAATTTAACCTGTGGTTAATTTAGGGGCATTCAAAGACTTAACTTGCGTTAAGTCTATTCCGTGGAGTCATTCGCTATCGCTCAAACTCCACTTCATCTTTTTTTCTTATTTGTTTTAAGAGAAAGTCTTTAGCACTTGGATTTGAAGTCATACGACGGCTATGTGACTACACACAAACAAGAAAAATACCAAACATTGTTTGTTTGTTAAGAATGCGTGTAGTCGCATAGCCGCCTAGTGTGTGTCTTGGATATCGCACACGACTGAAGAAGATTTAACAAGAGACGAATGTATTGAAACTCTCAACTTCACTGTATAAGTTGCCTTGAATACAGCAAGAAATCTCGCGGCTCCGCTTGTTCCACAGCCTTTCAGCAACCGTGGAGCGTGGGGGTCATTAGCCGTCATATTACAACCCCAGTTTTAACCGCCACTTATTAAGACTTGGCATCGTCTGTGAATAGTGCCTTGCGTTCTAGCCTTGCTAATTGTGCCTGTAATCTTTGTGTTTGTCGTTGGGTTTTTCTGTAGTGTTTGTAATTATCCCATTCCGTGCCTGTGAGTTTTTTTTGGAAGTCGCCAATGCCCAAATTGCGTTGCCACTGTGTCACAAGAGCATCCTGGCGATACTGCCTCTGCTGTTGTGCCCAGTTTTCAATTCTTTGTTGGTGTGTTACTTTCAACTTCAATGCCTTTGTTGTTATACTATTATTTAGCATTTCTGTTAAAAAGTCAACCTAAAGTGGTTGTTTTTTTGTGTTTTGGTGAACTATTTATTGAATAAGGTGAAAGCCCCATTGCGGGGCTTTCTATAAGAGTTTATGTCATCAGTATAAAACAAAATGGCATTAAGTTTAAGGAGTTGATGATTGTGAAGTGACAGCCTCACCAAACTCTTACACTAGTATTTATGCTTTACGCTGTTTTACAAGGACATTATGGACTTGATGACTGGTTTCGAACTCATATTTGCCGTTTAATGGGTTTTCAAATCGCCGGCAAGTGCCACATTGTTTACGCCAATGTTTGAAAGGTAGTTGGCACGCTCTTGTGTGTACTATCCTATTAGTCACAACATCACCACAATCTTCGCACGGTTTTGGTTGGTGCTTGACTGTTACACTTAATATAACCTGTTCGTTATCTTTATCGCGTGTGATTTCGCAATACTCTTCTAAAACCCTCGTGTCCATACTGTATTTAGAACTTTTGGAGTTACTTGAATGCGATTATGAACAAAACGGTAAGAAGATTACCAATGACACCAGCCGCTGTTAACCACATAACTTTCTTAATCCATTCTACATCTTTGGATAAGTGTGTTAAATGATTGTCTTTGATAACGGTTAGTGTTTGTTCAACAAGTGCCATACGCTTGTCAAGTTCGTGATATGCTCGCTCTGCTCTTAATTCTGATTCCAAATAATCTTCGCGATTTGCCATATCTCGTTCCTTATGTAGCACTAATTGTTGAGCCCAATGCTATTCTTTTCCAATTGGTGCCATCATATACAGCAACACAAAGGTTACCAGCGTCACCATTTGATATCATAGCAATATCACCTGTGGTATTTGTGGTTAGTGCGTTTGCTTGTGCCACTGTTAGTGAACTAAGTCGTAGCACATTCTGAATGTTTACAACACCATTTGTTGGATTGAATGTTTGGGTGCCTGTTGATGTAATAGTTGAAGGTAGTTGTGTGGCTGTAATCTTACCAGTGCTACCCAACACCAAAACTCCATTTGCCGCATTCTTGTCAGCAATGATTGAATTCAATGCCACCACAGCATCATATAAATCACTACGAGCAAGACTTGGGTCGTCAGTGGCACTATCTAAATTACTGGTGTCAATTTGGCTTGTTGGGAACGCCATACTCTATCCTCTCTTTTGTTTAATATACATATTTATTCGTTTTCGCAATATACCATTATCTTACGAGCATATTGCCCTCATTATCACAGTATTGTTCTGGCAAAACAGCCACTTTTATATCAAATACGCTGTTGGTATAGATGCCTTCATATGTGGCAAAACTAATCTTGGGTGTTGTTCTGTTTTTGTCAGTGATATTAGCAAATACTGGCGGTGCTGTTTCAACATAATCATTCGCTACATAATCTTCAGCAAAGTATCCACCTGGTTGATGGGGCTGAATGAACATTGAAACTACCTTTGATACATTTCTTCCTAATACCAATTCTTTTGCTGTTAAACCACCTGATAAATCCGCACTATTGATGTCAGTTAAAACAATTTCTAATCTCTCGGAAGTCGCGTTGGTGTTAATTGAAGTAATTTGCGGATCCCCACTTGCCGGCACATAATCAACCGTTATCTTGACTACCACATATTGTCCATAAAAGCCTTCTATGTTGGTGTCACCTGGTGTTATTGTGGTTACTGTTTCTTCGCCGTTAAATTGTCCAGTGGTACTTGTGTAAACCACATATTGGCTGATGGTTCCTACTGCTTCTGTGTTAATTGTAAGATTGAAATATACCGAACTACCTAAATCCAGTGTATCAGTTAACCAAGTAAGTTGTGCCGCCGGTGTGCCTGTCCAACTTGTCCAATTCTGCCAACTGGTGTTTTCGCTCCAAGCACTGGTGCTGGGTGCTTCAATTACATTTGTGAAAGGATTGTATATTCCGTTAACTGTTGGTAATGCCATATTATTTCCTCACCGGGTTTACTGTTGTTAGTGTATAAGTGTTGAAATACTTATATCCAAATCTACGAGCACTATCTGCCAATGGTGTAATTGCTTGGTTTAGGTTTTTGCCCAATGCCACCGCATAATCACTGTAATCAGTTGGATCCACTTCAATTACCCTACCACCTGCTTGTGGTTGATAAGTGCCTTGTGTATTAATACCAAGTATTGCTGGTAAGAACAATCCAACGGTGCTTTCACCTGATGTAGTTTCAACCACAGCAATATATTGATAGTATTGTGCTGATGTAACACTGGTTTCAACCCAACCTGGCAATCTTAATTTAACATTTGAACTGCTTTCAGCATTGCTTGGATTGAAATAAGGATTGTATTCCTGATAACTCAATGGGAATTTTAAGTTAGCAGTTACAGTTCCACCCGCATTTGTAGTTGTAATTTCTACCTTTTCCCATCTACCAGCACCGTGTCTATTCAAATCCCAACTGTAGTAGTTTGGATTGTAGTATCTGCGATAGATGTTTAATTTAACATAATTGTTAATATGATTGTGTTTGAATACCAATTGGAAATATGCGTTCGGGGCATTGTCATAACTCTTAGGAACAACCAATTGCCATTTCTCAATGTTAATTCTTGGGTTTACTGGTGCTGGGAATGGTTTATCCACTTCTTTCAAAGCATCAGCGGTAGTCAATTGTCTAAAATTATATTTTTGAACAAAGTTTGGTGGAAATCCGTTTGTTGGAATATCCGCACCTGTAGTTCTGTTGGTGATATAACCGCTACCTAACCAACTATACTTGCTTTCAAGTCTTTGTCCACCACTCCAATATAAAGGTGTAATAACAATTTCATATTCATCTTCATAAGTGATTGGAATATAACTAAACCATTTGCCTTCTGTTGTTAAACCAACACTTGTAATAATATTGTCTGTGTAATCTGGATCCGTGCCGGGTTCAATTTTTCTTGTTCTTACATTTATACCAGCCCAATCAGCCAAGAAACTTGCGTGTGGTGGAATAAGGAACAATCTAATGTTCTCGCCATTATAATCAGCAAATAGTGTATCAACATTAACAGTGATTAAGTCTTTGTTGCTTGGTGCTGATGGATCCGTTAATTTAATATTGTACTTGGTGCTATCTTCATTGTAAGCATATTCACCATATAGAGGATTGTAATCAAGACTTTGAAATGCGTTTCTTTCAACACCTACGCCCATATAACGAATTTGATTACTGCTTTCTTTTCCATCCACATATTTCAAACGGAATATAAAATCATAATTGTTTTGTGCCGTACTTGGTATGCTTGGGTATGTTGGACTACCTAAATCAGCAAGTCTAACTGTTTTGGTTGTGCCTGGAACATAACTGTCGCCAAACAAATAATCTTGATATTCCCATTCATCTAGGTTTGAAGGTTTGTAGTAAATTCTACATCCATTAACATCAAAGTTCACAGCATAGTTTTGAATATCTTGTGTTAGTGTAAAATCAATGCTTCTTGGATTTGTTGGTTGACTGCTTGATAATACAGTTTGTCCAACAAGTGTAGCAATCTTGTTGTCTCTGTCAGTAACTTCACCTGGAGTTGGTGGTGTCCAACCTTGTCCAACTGTTTCTTGGAAATCTTTTGGTTCCGTAGTATCTTCAGCGGTTGCTGGATTTAAGAATATGCTGTTAATCTTGGTGCTGAATTCACCAGTCACATACTTAACACGAGTTCTTACTGTAATAAGGTTTGTGCTTGTCTTGGCGAATGGGCCCATTCTAAATGATGCTGTTCCGCCGGGTCCTGGTTTGTCAGTTACTTCTTGATAACGCCAAGGTTCCGCGGCTGATTGTCTTCTGTAATAAACCTGAAGCAATTCATACGCTGGATTTTCTGGTTGTATAAAGTAAATGTCAGCATAAACCAAATCAACATCAACAGTATAATCAATTTCTGTAATGTCAGCCACATCAGTTAATGGTAATGGCTCCGGTGTTGGCTCCGGTGGGTTTGTAATTGGTGGACCCTCTGGTGGTGTTGGTGTTGGTGTTGGAGTAATAATTGGATCCTCTGGTGGTTCCACTTCTGGTGGATCCTGAATTGGTGGTGAAGGTGCTGGTTCCACACCATCTACTCTAATAACATTGTTTTGTCTACAACTCAAACTACCAAATGTTGGACTGTTTGTAATTTTGATATCATATGGTTGATTACTATTGTCCATTGCCAAGGTAGTTTCCATTTCAATCTCAGTTTCACTAACCCTTGTTACTGAAGTTGGTGTAATTTGTGTTCCATCTTCACCAATGAATATAGCAGTTAAACCTGTTTGAAATCTAACACCTGTAACAGTTATGGTAGTAACTTGAGCACCAGTATATGTCTGTGGTGATACACCATAAATTACTGGTGGATAATGAACAACGGGTGTTTCAGCATTTGAAGGCGGAACAAGTCCAATTGGAACCGTTGTATTAAACTCTGGATAAAGAATGGTAGCACCGCGTGGTGTATAGACTGGTAAGACTATGTCTTCTTCGTTGTATCTCGTGTGGGGATAGATTGTGTCTGGATTTCTTACACAACCAAGTTCCACCGTCATATCATTATTATATTTGATTGAAACTATACGCCAAGGTGTTGTGCCAAAGTCTAATAAATGACCCTGTACTCTAATGTTGTCACCAACTTCTAATTCTAAACCTTGTGAAGTCACTGTAAGACTACAAGATTCCTGATATCGCGATTTGTTAAACATTAGTTTTGCCATATCTTTTGCTATGGCATAGTTGGTGATACCGCCAAATGTCACATCTAACTTGTTGACACGCCCACCATCTTTATCTATGTAAGTTTGTCTTTCCGCTTCTGTTTCTGGATAGACTATTGTATCGTTACTCCATTTGTTGTCTGGATTAACATAAGTGACTGATACCTGATTGTATTTTGATGTTGCCTCAATTGCCGTGTATGTAATTGGGCCCTGAATATTATCTTCTGTAAATGTTGCCACAATAGTAGCACTACCTGAAGTAATATCTGAGGCATTGCCAGCATCTTCTACCCTTAACTTAAACTTGCCTTGAACATAAGGCATATAACATCTAAAGTTTGGTAGCATTGATTTAACATTGTTGAATAGTGTGTTGGCTGTATCAACAACATAGTTAAAAGTATGAATGGGACCTCTAATACCACTCACATATTCAACCTCTTGATTTAATTTTGCCGCTGTGGCTTCCCAACTTGTCCAATCAATATCATCATTTGACAAACCCTTACCATAACGAGGGTTTCTCAAATAATCCAATAAACATTCTGCTGGGTTAGTTGAATATCTTACTGGTGCGTTGGCGTATGTATAACTTGATGGTGTGCCTGATGTTAAACTGGCAACCTTCTTACCTAATAAACAAGCCTTAATTTCTGGGATATTTCCGCTGAATGGATTACTATCAGCATCTTCTTGTGTTTCAACTTTTTTCCAATAGTATCTAGCAAATAATACAGCCATACCATTGTATACCATTGTTGGTTTCCAACTTGGTGCGTCCTTACAAATACTCCAAGTGCCTAGTGTGCTTGTTGATGGATCCGAGAAATATAAACCGTGACTGAATTGTAGTCTTACTCTATTCTTGTATTTGCCTGTGGTAATATCAACGGTTTGTCCGTTGTTTAGATTAGCAATAATATCCGCTGGTAGTTGGTTATCATCAATAAAGATTTCACGCAAACCTTCAACAGTACCTTCTGATAAAACATAAGCAACCCAAAGGTATTGGTTATTGCTACTACCTGTTTCAGCAAATGTAACAGCACCACCAACCTTGCGATATCCATATACCACTGGAATTGGTGTAACACTACCTGTTCTTTGTCCTTGAACACCTTGTTGTCTTGCCGCTTCTTGATCCGCATTGGGAACATCATAACCACCAAACAAGCCAAGGAATGGTTGAACAACAAAGTTGACAACACTGGATACAACATCAACTACTGCCTTAACGACACCTGTTATAACCTTAACGACACCCTTGACAACTTTTTTGATGCCTTTGACTATTCCACTCATACTTCAATCTCCCTTGTCATAAAGCATCCTTCTTTGAAGCCAATACTTTCATATACTCGTTTGCTTCTTTCTGGATTAACACCAATATCGCCAGCAGTAATTTCAACAGCATCCATATTAACTGCCCACTCTTCAAAGGCGGTTACAAGGCGTCTAAAAGCGTCTATACTGCGTTTTTCTTTAAGCACATATATCATTTCAATGTGTGCGTAAATTATATCTAAATTCCAAGGTGCTTGTGTAACAGCACCACTGATAAAGCCAACGGGGCGTCCATTGTCTAATAAACTAAACCAACAATATTCTGGATTGATGTTGCGTTGTCTAATGCTTGTGATAACACTTTGCTCATCGTACTGAGCACCTAGTGTTGGATTTGTTTCGCTTGCCTCATCAGCATACTGACGAAACAGATTGACATTCAAATCAATTTCTTCTGGACGCATTGTTCTTACTATCATTATTCTGTTCTACCCCATAAGAATTCTGTGTTGCCTACATACCCCGCCTTTTCCATTGAGGTATCGTATTTGTCATTTTGTAATAACCAGTTGCTCCAGTTATTTGTTTTTCTACCTGCTGTTCTTTCAAAGTCAGCAAACTTACTTGAACAATCCACATTGATTAAACAAGTAACATTGCTCTCTTGTATTGCCACATTGAATATAACACCATCATACATTAGTATTGGTGTTGAAACAATGCTTAAATCTGTTGTGCTTAGGAATGCTTTGTAAACAACAACCCTCTTTAGTTCTGGTTCCTTGTTTACAAATCTGTCAATGTAACCACTTGGCAGTCCTGATATGTTGATTGTAAATTTACCAACCTTAACATCAAAGTCTTCACCAATGTTGGTGTAACTCATAAACTGTCCTTGTGCTGAATATGTATTTGTGCCAGCGGTTGGAGCCGTTGGCGAATTGTAGTCAATGTCTATACCGCCTGAAGCAAGGTATAACGGATCGTCAGCATCGCTGGCGTCCTTAAGATGTAATTCAATTAAATCAACAGCAAAGTTTGTATCACGATAATACTCGTCTCTAAGAGTTGTGTCTGTATAGAAACTTTTCATTTACCATACCTCACGCATATTGACACTTAATGATGTCATCCCGCCGCTTCCAACATCAAACTGTTGAACATCATTTTCTGTTACAGCAGTAAATCTAACACCATTGAATATTAAGTTTGTGCTAATTGGAACATCGTTAACAAGACTACCACTAAAGTAAAGTGTCATCTCACCGCTTGCGTTTGAAGTTGCTGTTCCAACCACCTGATAAACTTTTGAATGATTAGCAAATTTAATAAAATCACCTGCTAAGATAATTTTGCTATTACCACAGTTGTCAAGATACACAACCTTGTCACCTTTGCTTGCCGCTGTGCTTAGGTAAGGTGTAGTGCTTGGTTGGTTTGGACTTTTAGAATAAGAAAGTTCTGGTAAGATAATTTCAAAACTAAATGCGGGTCCTAGTGTTTGAGCAAGATAGCCTGTGACTATGCCTGCTTGTCCTGGCGTTAATGTTGGATACTTAACCTGCCAAGTATAAAAGGAATTTCCGTATCCAGTTCTTCTTAATTTACCACTATAAGTCTCTGTCGTAATGCTAGGCGTATTAACCCTAAATGATACCGCATTAAATGAAGGACTCTGTGGATATAATGTTACTATATCAGCCATTAAAATCTACTCCTTTGTCCGCTTTCTAACATCGCATCACTAATCACTTGTTGAATGACGCCTTTTCTTTGTATCAGCAGTTCATCAAAAGATGTAGTATCAACGGCGTTTATTGTAAAGTTGATTTCCACCGGACGACTACCCAAGTCTTGGTTTCTTGTGATGTTTCCACTGTTGGTTGGGGTGAAGAGTTCGGGTCCGTTTTCACCTACTATGTAAGACTCACCCGACATAACGGGACCACCTAACGCTCGCCCTGAATAGCGTTGGCTTCTAATAGCGTTAACCTGTGCCATACCAGCCGCAATCGCACCAGCCACATAAATCAACGAAATTGGTGGGCCCGGTGGGAAAGCGATAGCCATTGCCGCCGCTTGGTATGTGCTTATTAACGCTTGGGCGATACTCAGTGCCTTGTGGGCTTCAAAGGCTTCTTTACTACTTCCAGCCATTTGCCCCAGCACATTATTCATTGCCTGAAGTGCTCCTTGAGCACCTACTACACCGCCTTGCTGTATCATTTTCACAGCATCCATTTGTGCCTCGACGGCTTCAATGATTGTTGAGTTGGTAACACCGTTGAGTTCTAACTGTCTACGAGCATCTTGTTTTCTAATGTCGTGTATCTTGTCAGCATACTCTTGGTTAAGTCTTGCTTTTGTTCTGAGGTATTCTTCCTCATTTATTTTGTCTGCGTCTCTTAAACGCTGTAAACCTTTTAGTTCATCACTATAAGTTTTGTTGATGCCTTCTAGAGGATTCATTCTTCCAAAAGCACCAATGCCAGCGTTTACTTCTTCTACCGCTGTTGATTGTTTTCTAAATTCTAGCAATGCTTTTTCTAATGCTAGTTTTTCTCTTAGAGCACCAAGTTCTTTTTCTCGTTGGGCAATTAACTGTCCATATGCTTTAATTTCTTCTGGTTTTGCCTTGAGATTTTTGTCTCTTAATTCTTGTTCTGCTTTTAATCCAGCAAGTGCCGCCGCTCTCTCGGTTTCACTCTTACCTAATAGACTAATTTCAAGTCTAAGTGCGTCCGCTGTATCTTGTAATGTTTGTTCTTGTGTTTTTTGATACTCTGATATTTTTTGAAGTCTTGCTTCTTCAATTTGTTGTTGTTTTTTCTCTAAGTCAAGTATTGCCAAACGCTTTGCTTCTTCTTCTGACATTTGAACATTATTCTGTTTGCTTAACTCCATTAGTTCTTGAGTTCTTTTAGCAAGTCGTTCACGGTATGTTGTTAAGTCGCCTGTGATGCTTGTTAAACCTGACATAATGTCAGCACCAGCACTCAATGCCGCGTTTAGATTATCAACACCAATTACACTTTCAATTGCTTCCCCTCCCAAGCCAGCAATTTCATCTGTAATGTTGCCAATCTTTTCCATTGCCTTGTCGGCAAAGTTCTCAATGCTTTCTGACATTGAGGTTCCAAATACCCAATCCCACGCCTTGGCTAATCCATATGCCGCGGCGGCTACTGCTCCTGTT